GCACATGGAATGGATCACACCTACCAACTGGCTAGTCATACAGAACTACACTGAGGTAGACAAGAAGCGTATCAAGACACACATCAATGGCAACGTGTTACAGCTTATCTTTAACAGTGACATTGAGAACACAGTAAGCAAGAAGCGTACTGCATCAGGTGCTAGCCCTAACTTTATTCATAGCATGGATGCAGCAGCCATGACTAAGACTATCAACAGCAGCAAGTGTGAGGGTATCAATGACTTTGCCATGGTACATGATAGCTATGGTACACACAGCACTGACATGCCACGCCTGTCTGAAATACTACGAGAAGAATTTGTAAGGATGTATACAGAACATGATGTGTTGACAGACTTGAGACAACATGCTACTGTAGTACTAGGTACTGAAGATGTACCGCAACCACCAGCGAAGGGTGCTTTAGACCTGACTAAGATATTGAAATCTCAATACTTTTTTGCGTAGTTCTAAAGTGTACCCATAGCCTAACTAACCATCGTAAGGAGTACGATATGATTATCAAAGGAACAGCAATGTGGGCAAAAGTATTCGAGCCGGATACCCGCTTTGTACCAGAAGGTGAATACTCAGCACAGGTAATCGTACCTGAGGCAGAGGCAGCAGAAGTTTGTGAACAGCTAGAGAAACTCATTGAAGTTGAGTTCGCTAAGGCTGTCAAGGAGAAGCCAGCACTCAAGGCTACCCTGTCCAAACGTCCAGTAGCAGAGCCACAGCTTGACGATGCCGGTGATCCAACAGGCAACGTGATCTTCAAGACTAAGTTGAAGGCACGGATCAAGACCAAGGCTGGTGTTACTAAAGAACAGAAGGTCTTTGTCTATGATGCCAAGAAGAACCTGATGCCTAGCTCAGTAGCAGTAGGCAATGGGTCAGTTATCAAGGTAGCAGTTGAGCCATTCCCTTATGTGATGCAGTCAACCAAGCAGGTTGGTGTATCGCTACGGCTCAAGGGTGTACAGGTCATTGACTTGGTAGAGTACGGCAACCCAGCAGCCTCTATGTTTGACGAAGAGGATGGCTATGTAGCTGAGGCAGTAGCCAAGGATGACATGGCTGATAGCTTTGATGATGGTGATGCAGTAGATGCCGATGACCAAGGGGACTTTTGAGGCACGTGTCATCTCAGACTTAGATCAACGTGGCGTTCCATATACATACGAGCCAGAGAAACTGGCCTACCATGTGGAGCGTCACTACATCCCTGACTTAGCAATCAATGGTATGATTGTAGAACTCAAGGGCTATCTCAGACAGGATAGCCAGCGTAAGATGAAGGCAGTCAAGGCACAGTATCCAGACTTGGATGTACGCTTTGTCTTTCAGAACGCTAGTGCTACCATACAGGGTGCTAAGAAAAGAAAGGATGGGTCTAAGATGACATGCGGAGAGTGGGCAGACCGACAAGGTTTTGTCTGGGCAGAAGGAACTATACCTAAGGAGTGGTTATGAAAAAGTTTACAGTAGTATATAACAACATATATTATCTTAAAGGTGTTCAAACCAAACACATGATAGTTGAGTGGGTTGAGGGCAAGGACATGCACGATGCTATGCACACTCATTATCAATCACTACTTGATGAAGGCATGGAAGTAGACGATGTAATCTACTTTGAGGGTGAACTAAATTATAAATCACCACAAGAAGACATTGAGGTAGCAGCATGAGTGTCATTGATATAAAGGAAGAGTGGGTATCTGAGGTAGACATGAACGCTGAGTTCGGTGCTTATGGCCTGAGTGTTTCAGTCTATGTAGATCAACATGAACTAGCAGAGTCTGTAAGTTATCTAGACATGGCACATGCTATGCTAGCTGATGACATAAAGTATGATGATGACTTAATCCTAGAGATTGCAAAGGGTCTTGAGAACACAGCACGAACCCTAAGGAATGGGCTAGGTGGAAGAGGCTAGTGAACTGATTGGACACGAAGGTTGTCCTAGTTGTGGCAGTAGTGATGCCAATGCTTTCTATACTGATGGTCATCACTACTGTTTCTCTTGCAACAAGTACACACCACCAGAAGGAGAAGAGATGCAGACAGTCGTTAAGATGTTTGACTACGGTAATGACTTCTTAACACCAGAGATCACTGACCTACCAAAGCGTAGGATTAATGAGAAGACTACAAGGTACTGGGGTTATGGAATGGCTGAGTACCATGGCAAGAAGGTACAGGTAGCCAGCTACTACAACAAGGAAGGCGAGGTAGTAGCACAGAAGCTACGCTTTGCTAACAAAGACTTCAGTGTTATTGGTAGCCTCAAGGATGCTGGCCTGTATGGTCAAAACCTATGCCGTGACAAGGGTAAGATGATAGTTGTGGTAGAGGGTGAGCTTGATGCGCTAAGTGTTAGTCAAGTTTTTGACAACAAGTATAGTGTAGTCAGTGTACCTAATGGTGCAGCCGGTGCAAAGAAAGCCATAGCCAAACAGATTGAATGGCTATGTGGATACGATAGCATCATCCTGATGTTTGACAATGATGATGTTGGTCAGGCTGCTGCACTAGAGTGTGCTAAGATACTACCACCTGACAAATGTAAGATCGCCAAGCTACCCCTCAAGGATGCAAGCGAGATGTTACAGGCTGGTAAGACTAGTGAACTGATTGATGCAGTGTGGTCTGCTAAGACATACAGACCTGATGGTATCCTAGCTGGTACTGATGTGTGGGATATTATTATTGCTAACGATGATAAGGATTCGGTAGCCTACCCATACGCAGGACTACAAGAGAAGACAGGTGGTTGTCGTAAGGGCGAGATCGTTACGGTGACAGCAGGTAGTGGTATAGGTAAGAGCCAGTTGGCTAGAGAGTTTGCACATAGCTTCCTCAGTCATGGTCACACCATTGGATACATAGCACTAGAGGAGAACGTCAAGCGTACCTCACTAGGTCTGATGTCCATTGAACTTAACAAGCCACTACACCTACGCAACCATGACGTACCAGAAGAAGAACTACGCCGTGCCTTTGATGCAACAGTGGGATCAGGTAGAGTATACTTGTATGACCATTGGGGTAGCACTGACAGTGAGAACCTACTGTCTAAGATTAGATACTTGGTTCGCAGTTGTGAGTGTGACTACATCATCCTTGACCACCTGAGTATTATTGTATCAGGGCTAGAGGGTGGAGATGAACGCCGTATCATTGACAATACCATGACAGCATTACGCTCTCTGGTAGAGGAACTTAACTGTGGTATGGTACTAGTGTCTCACCTCAAGCGTCCATCTGGTGACAGAGGACATGAGGATGGCGCACAGACTAGTATGTCACAGCTACGTGGTAGTGCTGCTATCGGTCAGCTAAGTGACATGGTGATAGGCATGGAAAGGAACCAGCAGGATACTGACAGACCCAACGTAAGTAACATCAGGGTCTTGAAGAACAGATGGTCTGGTGATACAGGCATAGCATGTAGCCTTGAGTACGTGTCAGATACTGGACGTATGAATGAGGTAGCATGGCAAGAAGAAGAAATAGAAATAGAATTTTAATAGTGCGGAGACACAAATGAAATACATATGGGACATTGAAGCAGACAACTTACTTGATGAAGTAACTCAGGTATGGTGTCATGTCTTCAGAGATGTTGACACTGATGAGGTACATACCTTTGACCCAACACAGACGCAGGAAGCCTTAGCCTTTATGGATAAAGCAGCAACACTCATTGGTCATAATGTTTTTGACTATGACCTGCGTGTGATGAAGAAGTTATACGACTACACCTACAAGGGTGAGGTCATTGACACGTTGGTATACTCTAGAACAATCTGGCCTCACCTCAAGGAGCTAGACTTCACATCATACAAGAAGAATAACTTCCCTTCTAAGATGATAGGCAGTCACTCACTCAAGGCATGGGGCATTAGACTAGGAGAATTAAAAGGTGATTTCAATAGTGGCAGCGAGAGCTTTGCAACATACACCCCTGAGATGCTGGAGTATTGCATCCAAGATACCCAAGTCACTGCTAAGTTGTACGCCAAAATCATTGCAAAAAATTTTAGCAAAGAAGCTTTGGACTTAGAGACTAGGGTACACACCCTGCTACTAGAGCAGGAAGAAATAGGCTTTGACTTTGACTTGAAGAAAGCACAGTCCCTTTACGCTGAGATAGCAGGACGTAAGGCTACCATTGAGCAACAGCTAGTGGATACCTTTGAGCCTACTATCATTGAGTTAAAGACAAAGACTAAGACTATCCCATTCAACCCTGCATCACGACAGCAGATCGCTGACCGACTGATGAAGCGTGGATGGAAACCAGAAGCCTTCACTGATACTGGTGATCCTAAGGTAGATGAGACTGTCCTGTCTGGTATTGATATGCCAGAGGCCAAGCTACTCAGTGAATATCTGATGCTCAATAAACG